GGTAGCCAATCTTCGCCTGCATATACTCGGCGCCCGACTGCATCGGGTTCGGACGATCCAGCAGGCGGATCAGCGGATGGTCCACGATCTCTTGCTCGCCGCGAAAGACCATCAGCCTCACAGACGAAATAGCGTCGGCGATCTTATTGATGGCCTGATAGGCGACGACGTTCTTGCCGTATGCTTCGCGTGCAAACTGTTCATAGTTGCGAGGCGACCATACCGGCTGGCCCGGATTGGTGACGATGATCTTAGCCGCTGCGCTTTCTTTCACTTCGCTGCGGCGAAACCATTGCATCAAATCCATTTGCAGCCTCACAGAGAGCGAATTGCAGGAGCGGATGGCGCCGCCAGAATGTCAGAGATGGCAGACATTGCACAGTCGATTGCGTCGTCATGCGCCGCATTCGGAAAGGTCGCCGCCTCGCTCATGAAATCCGCCAATCCTGACAAGTTCCGCATAATTACCACATTACCAGACTGCACAAAAGGAGCCGCGTCAAACGCCCGAGTGATCTTGTCTCGGTTGCGCTGGATGCCGACCATTGGGATTCCTTCGCGCTTCAGCTTCTGGATCAACCCCGTCCCGCTGACTTTATCTTCGACTTTGAAGGCTCGCAGCGTCCCTTGACCGTCAACGGCCTTGTGCTTCTGCCAGAAAGCCCGAGCCATCGTTTCCAGTTCTGGAGCTTCCCACTTGCCTCGAACCATATCGAGAAGGATCGCCTGCCCATTGACCGTCCGCCCCCAGCACTGGATCACTGAGTAGTCGTTCTGTTCCTTGGTTTTCTGCGCCGTGTCGGCGTAGATCGAACGCCACAAGATCGGCGGCGGCTGATCGAGGAATTGCCACCACGCATCCTTGAAGATACCGCCGCCCAGTGGCGCCGGGCTCTGCATATATTGCCCTGCGAAGACGTAAGGGCTCGAAGCCTCAAGACGATCCAGCATCTCAGGCGGAAACTGGGCGGGCCAGAACGATGAGCCGTCCGGCTTGCGAGCCGGAATGGATAGATGCTCCCACTTCTCGCCGGAACCGCCAGCCAAGAGCCATCCCGATAGGTCTTCTTCATGCAGACGCTGCATGATGACGACGATGGGGCCGTCAGCCTTGTTGAGGCGGGAAGCAATGGTCTGCTGATACCAGTCGATGACGTTCTGGCGCATCAGCGGCGAGGTGGCCTCGCCAGCCTTGTGCGGATCGTCGATGACGATGGCGCCGCCGAACGCCTCACGCATCTTCGAGGCGCCGTAGCCGGTGATTGTTCCGTCAGCGCCGGTCGAGTAGACGATCCCGCCTTGCGCCGTGCGGAACTCGTCCTTTGCCTTGCTATCGTCTTGCAGCGCCGTCCATGGGAAGACAGCGCGATAGGCTTCGCTCTGCATCGTCGCGCGCACCTCGTAGGTGTTCGAGGTTGCGAGGCGCTTGGAATAGGACGCGTGAATGAACTCGGAATCAGGATAGAGCCCCATGGCCCACGAGATGAAATCCTTGACCGCCGTTTGCGTTTTGCCGGATCGCGGCGGGACGTTGATGATGAGGCGGTTTGTCTTGCCGATCAGAACGCGCTCCAGAGCCTTGCACATTTCGCGCTGGTGCCAATTCTCAAGCATCTTGGTTCCGCGACGCGCGCGAAACATGAACTTGGAATAGGCATAAAGGCTCGTGAGGAGCTTGGCGTGTTCTTCAGGCTCAATCTTTATCATGCGTCTTCTTTAGCGCCGCCATAACAGCAAGCTGCACGGTCTCAGGCTTCATGGAGCCATCATCGTTGGAAAGGTCGATAGTCTCCTTCCATCGAGCACGCGTTTTCATCCAGAAGATCGCGGCGGCCACGGCGCCCTTCTCGCTGGAGGTGGCGATGCGATACAGGTTGCTCGCCACCTGCGCATTGAGAACCGCCTTCGCGCCTTCAAGCTCTTGATGATAGTGACGTTCGAGCGTCTTCATATCAATGCCAATGATACGCGCGATGTCTTCGCGACGCGTGCCGATGCCAGCCATCATGGTGACTTGGCGCTTGGTCTTTTCGTCTGGTCTATGCGTGCTTGGCATTGCTTAACCTTTACCATAAAATATCTGTAGACTTATCCTGCATCATGCTTTATGCACATATTGCACATAGGAGCGCACGACATGCCTAAGAAGATTCACCCCGCCGACATCGAAAACGCCCGCATTGTAGCAAATGCTGTGCGCTTTGAAATCTCCATGTTTCTTGGTACTGGCGAGTTTGCTCGCGCCGAAGCCGACACGCGGTCAGAAGCGGAGCAAGCAGCCAGAGATATGAAAGCGAACTATACAACATGCAGCCGATTTCCAATTATTTACGCGATTGATGCCAACAAAAGGTCAGCCATTGTTCCTTTTAAGGCCGCGCGGGTCCGGTAACATTCCAAAACAACACCATTCCTTTTCCGTGCTTTGTCTTGCATATCTGCCAAGCCTTAGCATCGTAATGCGGGCATGATGGGAAAGGCTGCTGGCTTTTTATTGCTTTTGAAAACGGCAAGCCTGCCTTGTGTATTATCGCGCCTTGCACTTCTTGAGATGTCAAATCACGACCAACTTGAACTACATGCCTGATGGCATTAGGCCACGCTCTCGCTAGGCTGCGTGCAAGAACTCCTGAACCACTAGCGCACCACACTTCATCAGGCTCAAGCCCCGTCGCTCGAGCGGCTTTTGCGATAGCATCAATGGCTTCAGGCAGATCAACCCCAAACGGAGCCAGCTTTGCGCCTGTGCGCTGGCAATATTCACGCGCCCGAGCCTGTACGACATTTAAATAACCATTCGGAACTTGCATAACCTTTGCGCCTACCCGTTTTGCCTCTAGCGCCCTATCATGAGGCTGTTTTCGCTTTGCAACAAAAATTGTTGCCCTCTTGCCAAGTTTGGCCGCTGTATGGGCAAGTGCTGTCTGCGCGCCGCCTTCGCATGGGCTAGCATAAACAACCTCCTCGGCGTCATGATATAGAACAGGCAAGAAGCGAGCCTTGGTGCCTCCGGGAAAAAGATCATCTCGCACAACGGCAATGCCGCTGTGAAATGTTACTATTGGCGCGGTCATAGCTCCTCGCCTAGATCGGAGTTTTCTGCGTCTGGCATATGCACCTCAACAGGACCGCAGGCTTGCGTAGCTTTTTTCCCATCGCCTTTTACAAAAACAAGCACGTTTTGATGCGTCTTTCCGAGCTTGCGACCTGCTTCAAATTGTCGGCCCGCTCGAATCGGCAAGCTACCAACAGAAGTTACGAGGATTGCTTCATTATAATAATGAAGTCCAGCCGCACGAAATGCTTCAACTGTATCTCCAACAAAGTTGTAATAGTTTCCCTTCTTGTCTCGCACATCTCCCACTACGAAACAGGCGAAGCGGTCTTGTTTTAGACGACTGCAAGTTTTGGCGATGATGTCGAAATATGCTGACCGAAAGTTTTCGTATTTCAGCGTTGACAAGTCATTCGGGTCGTCGCTGTAGACCTCAAGATCCGCATACGGCGGGCAAGAGAATACAAAGTCCGCGTCAACATCCGCACAGATGCGGTCAATGTTTCGGCTGTCGCCTGTGTGCCAGATTGGCGGCAAGTCTTCGCAAAGCTGATCGCCTTGCAGGCGGTTTGCCGCTACCTGCTCCGGACGCAGTTCAACCCCAATGTATTGACGCCCTAGTTTAGACGCTACAATCCCTCGCACTGAACCGCCCGCAAACGGGTCAAGAATGATCCCGCTTGGTGGGCAAAACCAGCTATAGGCAAGCTCACAAAGGACGGGATCGAAAATGCTGGTGCCGGACGAACCCTCTTCTGCACCTGCCCAAGCATCTCCTCCTTCGTCCTTATCTGCAAATCCTCGCCCTGCAACATTCCCTCCACCTCCGGGCCTTGTGCTTGATTTATTCACCATACTGCCCCTCCCCCCCCCCCCCAACAACATGTTCGCCGCGCATCAAATCTTGTCCAAAAGTTGCCGCTTTGCGCTTAGTCATTGGCACCACCAATATTCTTTAAGCCAGTAAGCCGCTTCCCATCTTTGCTATATCCCGCCACCATTGGAGACCCCCCCGGAGCCGCGTGATGTCCATTTTCGCCGCGACCAAGTTCGCTTTTGATTCCTAACGCCAGCCATGCACGTTTGCGATCCTGCCACCAACCTTCCCGAGCGTTCAAAACACTAAAAGGAGAAACGCCAAACTTTCCGGCAAGAGAACCTTTTGATTCATCATTTGCACTTTGGGATTGACTTTCTGATACAACCTCATCTAACGCTAAAAGATTGGCGAGCATGTCGCCAC